TATGCGTACTGGTCCACTGCACCCAACGCGCAGCCCAGCAACTGCTTGCAAGACTACGCAGGCAGGGGCTGGTCTACAGATCAGGATGGCGCAGGCAGCCAGACGGGATTGCTGCCGTGTTTAGCGCCGGCATTGGTACTGATGCGCCAAAGCCTCCACGGACCACTGAAAAGGAACGCAAGGCACGACAACGCAAGGAGGAGACAGCGGAGGATAAAGAGTTTCGCAAGGCACGGGAACGCGCCTCAAAGATTAAGCCTAGACGCGATCCATTTACCACGGCCTTCTTTGGCTCTTACGTCAAGACAGAAACAGAGCCAGTTCAGTAAGGCCGAGTCCCTTTTGAGTCAATGATTAGCACCTGGCCCCGAGGCTTACCCTTAGTGTCATTGGATATGCTGATATGGGTCCATCGATCAAACTCGCGGATCAATTGGTCAAAAGGAAGTTTGGCTGCAATGATTGCTTTGACTACAGCATCGGGGACCATACCAGGTACACGAATATCAGCAGCGCAGCCAATTCGGTGCTGGCTTGTGTCCTTGCTGCCTACGGCATCGTTTACTTCTTTGCATCTAAACGCGCTGTTAACCATGACCGGCTTGCCGCCAATAGCGACTTTGACTTGTTCCAAAAGGCCAGCCAAGCGCTTGAGATTTTCTGTTTCAGTAGGGTTAGGTTCATTTTTAAACTCTCGGTGATCGGTGGCAGTTAATTCTGCCAACGTGAAGTTAGGTGTCAAGTTCATTTAGCGCCCCTCATTTTTTCGTATTGGTCAATGCAGGCGTTGAGGCTGCGGATGGCTTGATCTCCTCGGCTGGTGAGATCGATAAGAGCTTGAGCAACTCCTGAGTCAAGTTCGGCTCTTGTTTCTGTATTTCCACTGGTAACGGTGGTATCTGCGGGGGTATGTACTGGGCAGGCGGTGGCTTTGACAGGAATGAACAGCTTGCGCTCACCATTGGCAATATCAGTACGCAGCTTAGTCTCTTTAGCTTTAGCAACATCGTTAGATTTCCTTAAAGTTTCAGCATACGTCTGGGCAACCTCAACCATGCGTTGTTCTGTTTCCCGTGCCTGTTCGTTTAAACGGGCGATCTCAATTTGCTGATGGGCTTCTTCATCACTTGACCCCTTCCAGTACCCGCTACAAAAACTGCCAAGCAGGGCAAGGATAACGCCAAGAATTACCCAAGGGTTAAGCAAACTCACGGTTTATTGACCTCTTCATCGTCATGGGACAGCTTGATACCAGCTAGCAAACCAATGAACCCACCAACCACTGTTTGGAATGCTGGGCTGATTAGCTTGAAGATTTCGGTGTTGTCCACTTTTTCATCAAACAACCCAAACATTAAAGTAAACACCATACTGCACACCACAATGCACAAAGTAGAGGCAACCATCAGGGTTACCTTGTATGTAAGTTTTCCTCTTAATGTTTGCTCCATACTTACTCCTTATGGTTTGGGGGGTTCGTCATTTTTCATCATAGCGTCAGTCTTGTCCTTGCTCGACTTGCTCGACCCATAGAAGAACGAAATGATGGTGGCAACTGCTGTTCCCAACAGAAAGCCCAAAATGATGTTGGCGAAGTCCCTACCGCCTTCTGGAAGATGGAAAAACGTTACGCAAAAAAAGTAAGAAACCGAGGTTATGGACCAGAACCATGCAAAGTGATAGATGAAATGCTTTGCGGTTTTGTCATCGGGGCTTATTGATGTAACGTCAAACATAGTTTATTTCTTTCTAATTAGGCTTTTATCTGATTTGTCCGCTGAGTAATCCAGTAGCTTGCCCAATATTTGGAGCAATACTTCCCGACATTCCTCCAATAGAATAAGGCCCAATAGTTGCCCTACCGAGGGCTGGTAGTAGTTCTGGTATGTCTTTGCTAATTACGTCATACAAACTACGCGAAGCAAGTTGCTTGCTTACTCTTTGAAGTTTTTTAGGATCGGTAGTAGTCAGTATTCGAGTCATTTCATCAGCAACTGCTCTTGTCTGGGCATCCCCCAACTGAGCATAGTCACGTTGCAATGCTCTCATTAGGATGCCTTGAACACTCATAGCAGGCATTTCACGCGCTGCTTTTCCACCAGCTTTAACGTCCTCAATTGCCTGCGTCCGTTCTGCTGTTTGTGATCCCTGCAAAACTTGTTTAGATGTACTTTTCATCTCAACTTCAGTTTTTAAATTCTTGATGAATTTTTCAAAAGTATCATCTCCAGCTTGATCCCTTGGAAATGTACCTCTAATAACACGCAAGTTTTTAGGATCGTTGATAATTTTTAAGGCAGGATTCCCAGTTGGGCCAACAACAGTTCCAGCCGTTTGAGCACCTCCAAGACGATCAAGCAAATTCTGCATTACACCAAGACGTAAACCTTCAAGTTCAGACTTAGTCATTGTCTTCATGTCATTCATCAAGATATCGACATCTTTAGGAGATTTTTGTAAAGCACTTCTACCTTCTTCCATAGCATCCATAACTGCCGTATCGGATGCCCAAACGCGCCTAGCATTTTTGTAAGTATTATTTGCTGAGTCAAATATATCTAAGAATTTTGATCTGGTGTCTTTTACTGCATTTAGTTGCGTAGTACCAATTCCACTGGTTGGACTTTTCCCAGTAAATACTACGTCATCTAAGCCCATTTTAATAAAGTGCAAAAATGTGCTGTTTATATTAGTCACTGGTAGGTTGCCATCTACCGTAAGCAATTTACCATTCTCTATTTTTACGCCTGGTAACTTGACACCTTTTTCTTTAGCTAAATTTACCGCTCTGGCGTAAGCGTCTTGAATGCTAGGACGCTCCATCAACGTAACAAGTTCTGGGGTAACTGGTATGTCCTTTTTAAGTGCTCGCTCATACAAAGCACCACCAAGTTGAGAACGCGCTTCTTTCAATGCGTTGAATTCATCAAAAAACGCAGCTTTAGAACCAAAGGCTACTTGCAGATCGCTAGTTAACCTAGAGAGAATTCCTTTGTCTCTATCAAGTAAAAATTGCTGTGCTTCTTTTTTACCAGGACCAGGAATTGTGCTTGCGGCATCAAGATAGGCGCGAGTATTTGGTCCTACATCAGCTAGGGTATATGGCTTACCTTGTTGTTTAAGCACATAGGCAATAGCCTCATCCACTCCACCAACATCAGAAACAAGTGCTTGTTTAATTAGCGTTCTTGCTTCATCCGTACCAAGGCGTTGAGGATTGTCAAAGATTGATTTAACTATGCCACGGTACATAGCACCGCCAGCCATGCCAAGGCCTTTAAACAATGGCATAGCAACAAAGGCAGTGCCAGCCCCTATTCCAGCAGTTTTAGCAGACTCAGGACTAAATAAATCAGCTTCTGACTCACCAAGACCAGCAGTAGCGCCAGCAGCAGCAGCAAGTCCCATTTGTGGAACAAGTCCTGCTGGGACAATCGGCCTGCGAGAAACAATAGATGGTGCTGCCGCACCGCCAATATTTGCTGCAATTGAACGAACAGGATACTCAGCAGAATATTCTTCTAGACCGATTCTTTCTAATGCAGTCCCAACATCTGTTGGTGATGGTGCGGGTTCACCTGGCGTAGCCCTACCCAATTGCTTGGCTACATTAGCTGGCCCAGGACTTAAAAAAGATTTTATTGCGCCAACTGCATTGTCAGAGAAATTTAGTGTCAATCCTTGCATGAATTGACCAAACCCTTGCGTTGTCCAACTTTTTGTATCAAGTTGGTCTAGCATTCTTTGACCGTCTGGAGTTAACTTCCCCTCATCTTTGGCAATTAATAACTCGTCACGCAAGTCTAAAATTTGGTCTTTAAGAGATGTCATTTTTTATTCCTTTATGGTCTAGTCAAACCGCCACGATTAGTAGCATCACGCGCTGATGGCGCTGCTCTACCGCCTGGAGCAGTACCACCAAGAGCATTAAATTGTTCTCTTAACTTATTTGCTGATGGGGCATATAAGGGGCTGGATTGTACATATTTATCATAATCACCATTATATTTTACAAATGCATCAGTTGGATTTGTTGTAGTTAATTTTGCATTTTGACCTAACCAATTATTTGTAAATGCAGCAGCATCTTGTTCTCTTTCTAGCTTTAGACTTAATGCAGATAGCATTAACTTATTTCCAGCAACTGTTTTTGATAGTCCTGGCGAGCCAGTATTGATAAATTTCAAGTCAGTATCAGTTGGGTTAACTCCAAGTTGTTTAACTTGTGGCAAAACCAAATTAGTTGAGATTGATTGCAATGCTTCTGCTCCTGCCAGCCCTCTAACATTGAAATCAGGGTTTAAAAGCTGACCAACTTTACCGACTTGTAGCATTGTGTCTTGACCAAATCCAGTTCTTACACCTTCATCTAGCAAGGCTTGCATATTGTTAACTGCGCCTAAAGTCTGTCGAGCAACTCTTCCAGCTTTTACAGTTGTAGTTATAATTTCTGTAAGGTTATCTCCAAAACCTTTTTGAACTGCATTTACAACAGTTAAGTTTGGAGCACTTGCTTTTTTCTCACCCTCTACACGTTTATTTACTGCCGCTTGTTCCGATTGCGATAAGTCTCCAAAAGGTTTAGCAAATAACTCCAAAGAAATACGATTTGCATCTGTACCAAAAGTAACACCGCCAGCAGTTTTTCCTACTAATTTGTTTACAAATTCTTGTTGTGATCGATTCAATGAACCAAACGATGTTCCAAAATTTGCCTGGGCTTCTGCTTCACGCTCATTACCAAAAGTAGCAACTGGCTCTGGCTTTGCAACTTTTGAGTTAACAAATGCTTGTTGTTGTTGATTTAATGAGGCAAATGGCCTACCAAAATTTGCAAAAGCTTCTGCTTCACGATCATTACCAAAAGTAGGTGCGGGTTCTGCTTTTTCTGGTTTTATTAATGACCTGTTAACAGATGCTTGTTGTTGCTGGTTTAACTTAATAAAAGGTACACCATACATTTCCAATGATGCGGCCTCACGGTCAGCGCCAAAACTAGGTGCGGGTTCTGGTTTTACTATTGCTAAATTTACGGCCTGTTGTTGTGTTTGATCTAATTTATTAAAAGGTTTACCAAAATTAGCCAATGATGTCGCTTCACGATCAGCGCCAACATTAGGTGCGGGTTCTGGTTTTACTATTGCTAAATTTACGGCCTGTTGTTGTGTTTGATCTAATTTATTAAAAGGTTTACCAAAAGTAGCTAATGATTCAGCTTCACGATCAGCGCCAACATTAGGTGCGGATTCTGGTTTTGCCAACGATTTATTTACTTCAGCTCGCTCTGCTTGAGATAAATCAATATATTTTTTGCCATATAATTCCAATGACGCAGCCTCACGATCACCGCCAAAACTAATGTTAGTTTCTTTCAAGGTTAATGCGTCAAAGCGTTGCTTAAATGCAGTCTGATATTCTGGTGAACCAGGTGCTCCAAACTGTTTAGCATAAGCATCAGAATTACGCTGCTCTGGAGTTAGGGCTTCTCTTTGTCGCTGTGTTACTAATGCGCCGCTTTCTTGCGCCTTGCGATAGACATCAGACAACTGCATCATGCCAACTGTATCCCCAGCATTGCCTAACATTTGTATGCCCTGCGCTATGGAATTCAAATCAGAAAAATTAATCTGTTTAGCTATAGAGTTCCGTGCGCTAATTAGCTGCAACTCAGGGTCTTCACCACCAAGAGCACCGGCAATTTGGTACGCACCGCGACCAATAGCGTAATTAGCCTGCTGAAACGGGCTTAATCTAGCGTACTGCAATGCTTGCTGGTCAGCCAAAGCAGCTTGCTGCTGTTGGTATGACTCAGGGGTAACGCCAAAAAGGGTTTGTACTATTTCTCCAGCCATGATAATTTCCCCTTTTTAAGACCAATCTGGATTGGAATACATTCTTCTTTGCATCTGAGGCGAAAGACCAAATTCATTACCAGTATTAACGTAATTCATAAACGCAGAATTTCCAGTTCCAGTCCCATAGTTTGAACCACTAAATAGATTAGAACCAGCATTCATCAATGCAGGATTTTTAGATGCACCAACCAAAGCAGCTGCAAACGGGTTGTAAGCGTTAGCAGCAGCATTGCTTTCAGCAGCACCCGTACCACCCTGATACATGACATTTGCTGCATAAGGACTCATCCCTTTAGCGCCAATATTGATACCAGTATCTAGGGTTTGTTGTCCTAGTGACTCTAACCCAGTAACGCCTTGTAGGTACGCTTGGTAAGGAGTCAATGCACCGGCCTGGCCTTGATAGCCTTGCGTAATCAAGTTGCCACCAGTACCCATCAGACCAGCGCCAAAGGTTGTACGTTGCTGGCCTGCTTGATCTGCCTGTGCCGCCAATGCAGCATCCTGCTGCGCCATTGCGTTGTAGTACGCTTCCATCTCTGGAGTGGTAGCGCCAAGGCCAGCCGCACCACTAGGACGCATACCAGTTGCGCCAACGCTTAACCCGCCACGGCCTTGCTGAAACAAAGTATTTTGCAACTGCGCCATTTGACGTTCGCGGCTCGGGGCAAGCAATTCTTGCTGTGAGGCCATGTACTGCTGCGCGGCCTGCTGGGGCGACTGAGCCAGGTACTGAGAACCTAGCCCAAATAGACCTTGGCCTGCTTGCTGTAGCGGTGCAAACTGCTGCTGCGCTTGCTCGGCCTGGCTCAAGCCTTGTCCAGTCAATCCCATCAGGCGATCCTGATAGGCTCGCATCTCTGGCGATAGGTTGTACCCAGCGCCAATAACACGCCCATTTGCGTCCGTTTGGAACTGTGACGATCCAAACCTATTAGTTACTCCAACAGGACGGAAACGGGCTTCAGCAGCAGCTAATTCAGCGGCTTTTTGCTGTGCAGTGGCTTGCTCCCTTGCGGCATCCGCTGCTGAATTTCCTCCGAATATACCGCCCAGAAGTCCAAGGCCACCACCAATAAGCGCGCCCATCGGACCGAATGTTGATCCAGTAGCAGCACCGCTGGCTGCACCAGATAACGCATTTGTAAGTTCTGCCATATTAACCTCTTGCTTTCAAGATGATGGAAATCATGCTGTGCGCTTCCACATATAAACCGTAATGTAGGGCTGGTAGTTAGCGTTTGTTGCGCTTGCACCTTCTGTGCTGTTTGTGCCTGCTGGCGTACCACCGGAAACTGAAGATGTTGTTGCCGCTGCACCGCCTCCAGTTCCGAAATCATTTACAAACTCTTGAGCACTGCCACCACCATCATTAGCCGTAGAGTCCCTAGAACCAATTTGATGGGTATGCGATGCCAACGCAGTACCCGTAAATGTATGCGTATGACTTGGCAAAGTAGCATTTGCACTACCGCCTGTTTCTTCAGCCGTATCAAATAAAGCATTTGTAGAGTCAAAACCTACTGGTACACGCCCAGCACCGAATGCAGTCCAAGTACCAAATCCGAGCAAAGTGCCAGGGTTGGTTGCGTTGGTAGCATTGAAGTAGAGCGACCCAACTGGATGCAATATCTGGAATGCTGCTTGCACAAAGGCAGTGGTTGCTAGTAACGTACTGCTATTCCCAGAACTTTGCGTAACTCCAGTAGTCCCAGTGGGAAGTGATGGAGTACCAGTAAACGTAGGGCTTGCTAAATCTGCCTTGGTTGCTACCGCGATAGCAATATTGGCAAACTCGGTGTTGATCTCTGTACCTTTGACAATTTTCAGAGGATCGCCAGACGTAAGCGCATCCTTAGTCGCAAAATTAGTGCTTTGAGTGTAATTTGTCATGTTTGCTTCCCATCCTTGAATTGGATTTCTATCCTCTGAATTGACAACGGAGAACCATTTATAGTTGATTCGTATCCAGTTTGGACAATTTTACCCGCGCCACTGGCTTGCGTGACTAGAGTTTGCAAAGCAACACCATCAGAATATTTAGCGACAACCGTGGCATTTGCTCCGTACTCAGCAATTCCGTACTCGCTCACGCTTTGCGTTGGTATCGCAACATTACTAGATAAATAGTTTGCCGTGAAATCAAATGCCCATTTCATGGTGACAAACTGGTTAGACCCACCAATCACCACAGTCTTTAACTTCTTCAAAACTGAAGTGGCATTTTGAGCGCCCAAGTCAGAATGATTGGTGTAGTACATCAATCGGTAGGTTGAGGTGTAGTCCTGATAGTTCTCGTACTTACCTAAATACCCGTTCTTACCTATAACCAGGTCACCATTGCGCCGATATAGCAAGGCAGTAGGCTCAATAGAGTCCCAGACAGTTACCCTAAATGAACCATCCTGTAGCTGCACTCTCGTATCAAAGCAATAGACTTGCTTGGTGGATGGCAGGGTAAGCAAATAGAACGCTTCCTTCTCGGAATACACTGATTTGACGTTAGCAAGTGTTTCGCTTGCAAGTGATGCCATCAAGTCATTGCGGACATTTTTGGATAGATCACCTAGTGGTGCTGACTTCTCAATGATGGTCCTGGCAAACGATCTAACGCCAGAATTAGACAGGAAAAGGATGTCTTTGCCCGTGCTCTGGATAGTGTCTCTAGCGGTGCAGCCGATACCGCCAACAGCGTCAGTAAGTGACATTGTTGATGGTGTTGTTGCATTCGCGTACACCAAGATTTGACGTTTACCAAAGATGATTAACGAACCGTTGTGCGTTGCCAGGCCGGTGATCTCATCGGCTCCATTAGTCCAAACCCTGTCCACATTCAAGGAGCCAGATGTTCCCGTTGACCATACATGACCAGACAACAGATCAGAAAAATAGACTGTGCTCTTTATGGATGCGGTATTAGCAACCCATAAACGTCCGAACGCTGAGATAACAATGTCTCCACTTGGGACCGTTCCAACATAACCAGTTTTCTCACTAACGCGCCTAAATGTCGTTGTGCTCACTGCTGGGTCATAGATCAATGGATCGTATCCCGTCTGGAAGAAGTAAGTGATGCCGTTAAGGGAGGCGCATGACCAGTTGTTAGCGGTAATCGTAGGCGCAGTGCCTCCACCGCCATACGTTAACTCGGTAACCGTGTTGGTGCTGCTTAACTTGAATAACTTATTGTTTCCAGCGAATAGAACAGTAATCGTCCCATCAGGTTGCACTAACTCATGGACAACGCCAACATCATTAGCGCCGAGGTTCCCTGACGCTGCATTGATCCTAGACCAGCCATTCCTAGCGCCAATCCGTCCGTACTGGTCAATCACGCAGTTAGTGGCAACCAAAGCAAACCCGCTAGACAAGTCCAGTGGAGAGTCTTGCGTGTTCAGCCCGTAGAAGCCTGGCGCTTGAACACTCGCAGTTTGCAATGCTTGGCTCATATCGCAACAAACTCCTGATTTTCGGGGTATCGAGTACCCTCTAGGGCAATGTAATCAGACAGCATCGACTTGTAGAGCTGGTAAGCCTCAGAGGACGATAGACCGCCATCCTCACCACGTTCAACCAATGCCCTAGCGTATGCGTTCTGCGCCACTAGGAAATCAGGAACTAGGATTGATGTCGCGTCAGATGACAATGTTGCCTGCGGAATAGTCAGGGAGAAAATAACTGTGTACACGCCATCAGGACGCGAGTACAGGCTTACCTTTGTATCACCATTAGCGTCAACTCCATCAAACGCATAGTATTCTGGGATTCCAGTTGCAACTGGTACAAGGTTTTGAAATCGGTTCATCTGCACAAAACTGATGTTTTGCATTCCCACGTTTGACGTAGTATTGATGGCATCCATAACCTGGAACTTCTGACCAGCACCAGTAAGGCTGTAGCTGTAGGTATTTCCCACCGTTGTCAAAGTAATATTCTGTCCCAATACGTTCCAGCTAAACGCATCCTCAACCTGACGTTTTGCGTCATTGACAAACTTGCCAATCAAGGTGGAATAGGTAGTTTGGTTGTTGCTGGCTACGGTGGTTTCACGCAGCCGAATCAACACATCGTTAATCAGTTCTAAATAGGTCATGATCGTGTTAATCCTTCTTCTTCAAATGTCGCTATAAAACTGAATGTGCTTCCCGATTCAGTAGTTATTTTGATTTTGTCGCCTTCTTCTAAAACAATGTAGGCATTGCCATCAAACTGAAGATAGTTTTTTGATGTGAAATTGTATTGAGTCAATATATCAAGCGTAGTATTTGCACTTGCATCAAACCATTGGATAGTAATATGCTTGGTAGAGCCTCCTGTATTGTGTATATACATCACAGTAAATTTGGCGTAATAACCCGTGGGGCAGGTATAGACTGTGGTATCTACTGCCGCTGTAGGACTAACACCAACCGATAATGCTCTCATTTTGCCTTCGCCTTATTTCGTTCTGAAATAGACTTGGCTTTTACCTTTGCGTCAGCTTTTGAGGATGCACCCCAGGCTTTTAGCGAAAGAAGCAGTCTTGTCGGTTCGCCTTTCTTGTCGTACTCAGGGCCATCATTACCCGCCATACGCGCCAAGAAACTTGCTCTACGGGGATTGTCCCCCGATTTAACTGGTGCTTTTAGATCGCCACCAGTAGAAGCATTATAGGATGTCCTCCCCTTGGCATTCAATCCACCTTTGGGATTTTTACCCTCGGATCGTTGCCAAGCAGGAGTTTTCATCTACTTCGCCTTTTTGGGTTTCTTTGCAGTCTTTGCAGCTTGTTTAAAGTCAGCAGCAGAAGGCGCGGCCTTGGACCCCACCTTATTCATCTTCTCACCAGAGCCAGCCGCGATCCGCTTTTGCTTGGCATTGATGTTGGCATAGAGTCCAGGCTTCATTTCTTTTTCACCTTAGCCTGAGACAGCGCAATAGCTACTGCCTGTTTCGGATTTTTAACTACAGGACCACCCTTACCAGAATGTAATCCACCGGCTTTGTATTCACGCATGACCTTGCTAATTTTCTTTTCAGCCTTAGTTTTCATACTAGCTCCGTCACTGAAACAGTTGAAATAGTAATTGTTGCATCCTTGATGAAAGCAATCTTTTGACCAGGATTAACTCGCACAATTTCAACACAATTTGGTGGAATCATTGCTGATGTAGTGATACTTGCAGTTGGACTAGTACCAATTGCATAGTGGCAATGACCTTGACCACAGGCAATACGAATCATGGTAGTTGTAGAGCCAAAAGCAGTCATTTGAACACTACTGGTGGTAACGGTTGCAACTTGGCTTGTTCCAAGACTTGGAACGCCCATTGGAACGTTATTTGGATCGAGTTGAAATGTTGACATTATTTACCTCGTT